GTAAATATTTTACCTATAATAGCAGTTCTAAGAGCTTCTTGTCCGTCTGTAAGCAGTTCTTGTAATGATGAAATTCTACCAGCCTTTAACTCATCAAGTAAACATTCTGGTCTAACAGAAAGTGTTTCAAAGTCCATATTAAGTGTTTCTTGATAGTTTTTAGATTTTGGAGTAGAGGAGTTTGGAGCTGTCCAATAAGCCTTAATACCTTTTTTCTTTAATCTAAATTCTGGTCTATCACCAAAATCAAAGTGCTTAGAATCAGTCAGCAAAGGAGCAATATCAATCTTATTAATTTGTTCTTGTAGATATATACCAATTACTTCTGCAATTTCAGTTCTACCATCTTCTGTTGAAGCCATTTCCATTAAAACATTTTCAATGTCCTTAACTTCTTTACTGTTTGTATCTAGTTCTCTATTTTTTAGCTTTTCAGCAATTTCAAAAAATGTATTTGCCATTTTATCACCCCTTATCCTAAGTACATTACGTCAACAGCAGGGAATGAGCCAAAGTGTGTTACGTCAGTAACAACGAATTTACCTTCGCCCTTTTTAAGTTTTCCATCTGCACCACAAGTTAGTTTATCGCCGACTTTAACAGTATCAATACCTTCAACTTCTGTTGTACCCCAAATATTATCCTTAACTAGAGTATAAGCAACAGCTTTTTTACCTTTGGCAATTTTATCATGGTCGGCAATATCTCCACCAGCGTTGGTTTCAATCCTTAGAGTAACAAAGGCGTTTGCATCTGTATCAGATGTAGCATATTCTAATGTTTCATCCTTTTGGTTAAATTTAACAAGTCTACCTTTAACCATTTCGTCTTTTGTTTTATAAAGACCAAATGGGATAGAACCTAAATCAATTCTTTTTTGTAACATTTTTTCCTCCCTTATTTTCTTCTTAATATGTCAAGTAAGGATTCTTTTGGTGCTTTAGCTTCAGTTTTCTTTCTAGTGTCTATTAAAGTTGATATAGAATCCTTAGCCTTATCTTCTTCTTGATTTTTGTTTATGTTCTTAGCGTATTCATCTACAAAAGTTTCAAGTTTTTTTACAAATTCAATATCATCTAACTGACCTAAAGTTTCTATGTCATCCTTGACTTCGCCATATTTAGATAGTTTTTCAAGTCTTTTTTGACCTTTTTCTTTGGTTTCATAGTCCTTTGCTATCTTTTGGTATTTCAAAAGCTCTTTTGTCAAGTTCTCATTTTCTTTTTGAGATTCAATGAGTTGAAATTTAACATCAATTAAGGCTTCTTTGTTTTTTATATCTTGACTATTTGATTCTTGTTTATTAGAATCTGTATTATTTTCATTGGTAGTTTTAGTAGTAGTTTCTTTGGTAGTGTTATTTTCATCTTCTGCTACCATAAAAGATTTAGACTTATCCCAAGCTGGATTTGCTACCATAGCTAGTCCAGTAAAATTATTATCAAAACATCTCCTATCGCCGTTTTTCAGCACTTCGACCTTCCTTTCTGCTTCAATGGAAAATTTAAGTTCGCCCTCTTTATCGAGTTCTATTAGTTTTTCAGCTATTTCTGGATAATATTTTTTCCACATTATAGCTTGCACTTCCGCATGATAATCGTCATTATTTTCGTCAACAATTTCAGCATTGTGAATATATCCAATATTCATAACATTTTTATCAAAAGTATTGCTCATTTTGTTATATCCATGTCCTGTAGGTTGACCTTGCCATAATACTCTTAAAGGTTTACCCACCATAGTACCAATGTCTTTTTTGGCATCTTCTTTAAAAATAACAGCACCATTAGAGTTAGTACCACTATGAAAGGCAATACCCTCAATTACTAACAAATCATTGGCATCATAACCAGCGAGTTCAAGATTATGGCCTTTTTTTATTTTAAATTTCATATCATAACTCCTTTACTTTACTTCTCGGTTGGTCGTTATTTGATTGGTTTTTGTCGGATTTTCTTTCAGATAAATTCTTCTCTGGTCTACCCACTTCTTTATCAACTTGATTACTGCCTTGGAATGGTTGATTTCTTAGTTCAAAGATTTCATTTGCATTACTGTTATTTTCTTCGATTCTTTCAAGTTTCATATAATCATAATCATATCCATGTTCTTCAAATAAAACTCTATAAGGTAATCCAGCATGTTCAAATAACCATTGAACTAAACCAAGTCTTGCATTTTCGTCAATAACTATTTCATTAAAAGATACATGAGGTGTTTTATCAGCATTAATGCCATTTCTTTCCAATTCTCGTCTAATCATATCTTCAATGATTGGTGGTAAAAATGACCTAATAGATTCAATAGTCCTTATCAAACCAGTAATATTTATCATACCCTCACTATAGTTTCCACCACCCTCGCCACGAAGGAGAGTAAGGGAAACACCAAGAGTTGATAATAAATCTTTGTCAATTTCTAAGAATTTCGTTTCTCCAAAGATTTCTGATTCTGGACTTATCCATTCAAGGTTTACATAATATGGTGTAGTAACTCTAACAGACCCAGTTTTATCTGTAAACAAATCAGAGTAAAACATAACTTCTTTTTCACTAGGAACGTGTTCTTTATCACCAATCTTAATGTGTAGTATTTGGTCGATAATTCCACTAGCAGTAGAACGTTCAGCTTCTTTTAATAGATTTTTTCTTGATAAATCATCAAAAGCTGGCACTAAAAAAGATATGCCATACTTGTCATACCTACTTGAATTTACTTTAGAAAAATAAGATTTATCTAAATCAAATGGAATTTTATTTCTACCTTGTTTTATACCTTTTTGGATTTCTATTGGATAAGCCTTAGCCATCAGTTCAGCTTCTTCTTTATCGTTGTCTAAACTAATCTCAAAGTTAGAATTATCAAAATACACTTGTTGTTTTCCGTCAATAACAACATTTGATATTTCAATTAAATCTAGGGGATATATGTCAATATATTCTCCATCTCGGTCATAACAAAAACAATTACCAGTCATAGCCATCTCAAAAACAAAATCTTTACAAAATTGTTCAATATTTACTCGTTTTAAAAAGTCGTTTACGATAGTTTGAGTTTTAGCTTTACCTTTGGAATAATCTAATTTCAACTCCGTAACAGCATAATCTCTTATAATGTTTACAGTTCTCATTATCATACCTTCGCTAATGTAGTAATATTTTGCTAAAGCAGATAATTGATGGATATTTTCTTGTGGGTTCTGTGCATATTTTTGCAAATCATAACCTTTAGGTTCTCCATTGATTGTAAACTTTTGATTAAAATGTCGACTTATAGTCGACTGTTTGCTTTGACCTAATTCTAATACATTATCATTACTCAATAAAATCGCCTCCTTCCTATAGCACCTAATGTTTTAACATCATTTTTTTCTCTAAACATATCTTTTTCAATTATATCTGCACCTCTAAGGGCAAGAGCAGTAGCAGTCCATCTATCTTTCCGACCTTCACTCATACCCCCTCTTGGAACATTAAATGTCAAGAAATTACCTCTTGGTCTAGCCTCTATACTCATAATTTCCCTACGAGTTCTTTCAGCTTCCTCTAAGACCATAATTTCTTCAACAGTAGGAGATGCAACACCGTCAAGTGCCTCATTGGAATACATTCTTAACAATCTTTTTTGAGTGTTTTGTTTTACTGATATACCTAATTGGTGATTAAAGTCGAGTGAAAATTTATGCCCATGAATAATGAAATTACCATCTGGAATGGTTTTTTTATGTTCTTCATTATTCACATCACATAATGCTGGTTCAAGTTCACCAGTTATTACGTCAATACTCGGCTTAGCAAGTTCATCTACTAAACCAAGACCTAAACCTGTGGTATCCATATGTATTTCATCACAAGGAAATTTATTTAACACTTTTCTTATGTCTGTTGCTTGTTCATTAAAAGTTTTGCCATTTAACACCTTTTGATATACTAAATGTTTTTCTAAAACTTTACGAGCCTTGTCGGGTACAAGTTTTAATATTACAATAGCTGTATTGTCATTACCTTCAGTTCTAGCAACGTCAAGACCCATTATATATTGATAATTTTTATCAAAATGTAAATCCATTCTCATAAGATTTGAACAAGCCATCAAATCTGTTGGACTTATCCAGTTGGCATCAGATAAGTCTGGAAATGTAGCCCTGTATTCCATATCAAAATCTAGTTTAGAATATGTTCTCTTAGCTTCTTCAATAACAGATTCGTTATATAAACCTACGTCAAGACCAACCTTGTAATCTAAGCAAGAAGCATAATGCTTGTCAGACCCATGAGCAATTTGTTCAACTGTATCTTTAAAGAACTCATATAGGTGATTAAATTTAAAAAATGCAGAAGATATAGATATAAACTTCATATCAAAAAAGTCGTCATCTTCGTCTGCATCAACCTTGTAATCTAGTTTTGAAACCATCATCGGCTTGATAACACTTTGTACCACATTGGGGTTCATTTGAGCGTACTCATCAGCAATAATAATAGAGAACCTACCACCACGAATTTTAGCTCCAGAATTACCAACTGGTATAGCTATGATTTGACTGTTGTTAGCAAATTTTCTAATAAGCTGGTCTGTACCATTCTTGCTATCAACAATTTCTTGTCTTAGGGCATCAGACCTAATACATAAGTCATTGTCAATCTTATCTTCAACAAGCATTTTTGATTGTCTGAAAGATGGAGCAATAATACCAATTCTTAGATTGGGGTAGAGGATAGCCATACAGCAAACATATACAGCACTTGTCCAAGTTTTGCCTAAACCTCTCGACCACACCAACACAATAAAATTATGTTTAGCCATAGCTCTAAGAGCTATCTTTTGATATAAGTTTAGCGGTATTCCAAGGTACTCCTCACAAAAAACATCAATATGTTCTCTGTAATATTCAATCTTATCTGCTAACAATTTCTTTTTGAGTTCATATACCTCTCGTGAGGTCATCCCAATGGTTCTATCAACTTCTTTAACCACCAAAAGACCTCCTTATAGCATGAATATTATCTTCTAACAAGAAATCAATCTGGTCTTTGTCGTACTCTTTTTGTTTAATACTAACATCTCCAGATTTAACTAATTTCTCCACCCATATAGAAAATAAATTTTCTTTATCTTTATTATCTTGATTAAATTTCTTTAATACCTTTAACCCATCAAGAGATGACATATAAGAATCTCTAACAGTTTTCATATCTTTAGGGTCTATATCACCATTCCTGATTCTCTCTCTATTCATTTTCCTAAGAACCAATTCATCAGATATAGCTGTAATAACTAAATATTCATCACTTGCAGAGTTAAGTTCATATTCACCATAATAAGATTTAATCC